TAACGTGTGTCTGTTTCTTTTCTTTTTGTATTCTTCTTAAAAAGGCATAGTGTATAATCTGTGTAAAATATGCAAACGGATTCTTAGATTTTTCTGGATTAAAGTTGTTGATATATTGAACACAGTTTTCAATACCATCACACACCATGTCATCTTTGAACATGTAGTTTACAAAGTTAGGTTTAAACGATAGATGAGTTGCAATCTTTAAGAAACACTCGCCAAGATAATTTGTAATACGAGGTTTCGCTTCGCCTCTCTCTGCAGCTAAGGCAACTTTGTCCTTATATTCTACAATAGCGGCGAGGAACTCTTTGTTATTTACATAGTGTTCCGATCTTTTTCTTGCCATGAAATGTGTTGATAATGTTTATCTTTCATAATATTATTATACACTATTTTACAACGCTTGACAATACCCTAAAAAAGCATTACAATAACCTTTGTAGAGGTTCAAAGATAAGCTTTAGCTATTCTTAAATATATTCTCTAGGCTTTTACGGGCATCTTTGACATTAGATATGTAACCCATTTCCTTTGTCATCTTTGGTTTCGGTTTCTGAATAATATCTTCAGTATCATAATATGCTTTTACAAATTTATTATATGCTTTGATAACTTCTTTATCAGAAACCTCACATGTTGTGATAATATTATTCATCTCCACTATATATGTCTTTTCTCGACCAGTCTTAATCCAAGGTTCGATTTTAATCACACTGATTCCAGGCTTTCGAGTGAAAGATGAATGTCCTATCATTGCTGGACAGTCTAAAGATATCACATCAACTTCTGGTGAAAGTTTAACTTTTGCAATGACTTCCTCACCTGTTTTTAATTTTACAACTGCTAAAAATTTATCTGACATTTTTTTAAAGGTATTGTAAGCATTTCATAATTGAAGTTTTCTTCGTTATATATTTTGACTCTCTCCATCATATGATTTAAAGTATAGTTTTTTGAAGAACCATATGTAATATCATCAGCAATATCAAATAGAGTTGCTTTGATTTTATTGTCACCCTTTCTTAAAACTCGACCTATACTTTGTAAGTTTCTGATTTTTGATTTGTTTGGTGATGCGAATATGACGTTATGAAGATTCTTAATGTTAATTCCTGTTGAGAAGGTGCCGTAAGAGGCAATAATGATTGCATTTTCTTCTTTCTCTGTGATTGTGCGAACTTGTTCTCGATCCTCAGTATCAACTCCTCCGTGAACAAAGAAACATTTTCTATTTTCTTCCTTACTCTTATTTATGAGATCAAAGAGAGGCAACCCATGTGTCTCAACTCTTGTATATAATATTAAAGTATTTCCTTTTTGATCAAGAGCTAAATTCTTAATAAAATTATTTCTCTGTGTATGTGTGATTAAATATTGTATTTCATCTTCATAGTTCTCAAACTTTCTTGCTGGATGTTTAAGAGTTAAAACTTTGATATTTAATTTTGATAGATATCCTTTCTTCATCAACTCATCAGTTCTGATTATCTTATAAGTCGGGCCAAATAATCCTTCTAATACCCATTTGTGTGTTTGTGTTCCATCAAGTGTTCCTGTAAATCCATAACGATACTTACAATCAAGCATCTTTGTCATGATACTGACGAGAGATTTTGATTTAAATAGATGTGCTTCATCACCAATCACTACATCAAAGTGATTAAAATACTTTCGATCCAATTTATAGATTGACTGCCATGTAGTAATCGTAACACTATCATTACTAATCTTATCTCTTCCAGCATATACTCGATGACAATATTTTTCTACATCCCAACCATAATCAGTGAAGTCCTTGTACATCTGTTCTACAAGAGATGTAGTTGGAACTACAAGTAATATCCTTCTCTTTCTACCCACATGATAACGTGTTACAGCATAAATCATCAGTGACTTGCCTGATCCAGTGGGCGATATAATTAATCTTCTATTGTTTCTGAGTGCATCATATACACCATCTATTTGATAATCTCTAGGTTTAAAACTAGAAATTGCAGTCATATAATCCTTTACTCCTTCTAGGGATATTTCTTCATTCTCTTCAAAGGGTGTGCCATAGGTATCATTGTCTAGAAACTTTACACCATAACTGGCTTTCTTTGCCCATGATACTATCTTATCCAGTAATCCCACATATACTTCACCTGTTGCGGTTGAAAACAAACGTATCTTCCCATCCCAATGTCTGTTCCTGTATTGTGGCATAAACTTTGCGCCAGGAACATCAAATGTAAAGTAATCAGATAGTTCTTGTTGAACATGAGGTTCAGCATCTACTACAAGATGTACTTCATTTTTCTTAGAGATAGTAAGATCACTCATAGTCCATTCGTAAATCGTTGCCACTCAATGGCATTTTTGATTTGATATGTTCTATTCTGTATAACTTTAAGAATACTTTCCAGATAATCTAACATGATCTGGTAGTATTCAATCTTTGCAGTGCATCTTATGAGATCTGCGTCTGCATCAAAGTATTTGTCTAAGTCTGCTTTGAGGACTTTATAGTCAAAAGGTTTTTCAGCATATACTTCTGGTGATGCTTTACCACTATAGTATATCCACTTTTCCTTTCTTAGGATTTTGTATTGCGTCTCCTGTGCTTTTCTTAAAGTCAGGATATTATTGTAAATTTTATAATACTTTGCGTGTAAGGCTGGTACTTTTATAGATTCTGAGTGCAATAATTCTTGATCTATTACCGAATCCTTATCCCAAAGTTCTTGTATGAACTCAAGATTCATTCTCTACTAAACTCTCCACATTAAAAATAGTATATTTGAAAGTAGCTGTCGCCATAATATAATTTATATCAGTTACATCAGCGGTAAATGGAACTGGTGTTAATGAAGTTGGAAACATATCCTTGAATAGGATTTTTGCAATTGGATTGAAGCTACTATTATATACTAACAGAGTTCCATCCGATCTGGCACCATCTAGTAGACTATCTTTTTGAGGATCTAAAGACACAGTTTCTCCAAGAGACTCTGGATACCCTAGAGACCTCATCCATCTTTCTATTTGTAGATAGTTTTCCAAATTTTCATCAATAAAAAATTCTATATCTAAATCACCATAGACAAGTTTGTCGCCAGGCACAGGTATATCTCTCAAGTAAGTAGTTTGAACTGCTACTCCTAGCTCAATATTAGGTATTGAAACCGACTGTGAGAAAAAATCAACCTTTGGGGCTTTGGCCAAAGAGAATTTAAACCCAGCTGGTGACAGAAAATTCCTGTTTTGTATTTGCCTAGTAAAGGCATTGGTAGATTCTGACATTAGATTTTTTAATTATTTAGCAGTCTTTGGACATGTCTTCTGCCATATTACCACCTATATCAGCGCCTTGATTACCACCAAACATTGCCACCCAACCAGCAGCGACCCAACCAACAAAGGGAATAGTACTAAGAGTAGGAGCAGCAGCTGCACCAACTGAAGTACCCACAAGCCTTCCTGTACCTTCTGCACTTCCGATTGCTTTGATACAGGCCTCACTTTTTCGGGCAGCAGTTATCTCATCTGATTGTCCTTGAGTCAATCCAGGCTTCTGATCTAACCATGAACGATTGTTAGATACTGCACCACCTTGGTTGGTCTGACCATCCATGAAGTATTCTTCTGCAATCTTAGTAGTGTTGTTTGCTAGGCCTAAGAATCCACCCTTCTCTTTAATATCTTTAGTGATGTATGCAGTCTTGGGATCGTTTGCTTTGTATGAAATAGCATATCCCTCTTCCGATACGCTTACTTTATATGATGTGTAAGGGCCCACTGGAGGATTGATACTTGGTAGTGTCGGTTCAGTTTTTCTTGTAGCAATATATCCAACCATGCCTAGTTGAGACACAGTGAACAAACTACCTACTAAACCAAGAGATATCCATTTCCAGTTGACATGAATAACTTTTTTCTTCTTTGGTTGAGGTCTATCCTCAGGCTTAATATATGAATCACTCATAATTAATACACAAATTCGTATATTATATAGGCATAAAAAAAGAGACCCTTTGGGGGTCTCTTTGTAAGATTGTAATTATCTGAATTACATTAAGTTTGTAACCTTAACTCTTCTGTAGTAACGGTTTGAGTTAGCAAGAAGTCTTCCAAGACCTTGGTTAGATACGTTACCTTCTGCAAATGGGTTTGCAACGATTCCGTAACGAGTCTTAAAGCCAATTTTTGGTTGGAATGTGTCTTGTCCCACAGCTCTTACCATCTGTAATGGAACGTAAGGGCAGTAGAATAATCCAGCATCATAAGGGTTAGTACCCTTGTAACCAACAACGTAGTACTGATTAGCGTCATTGTTTGCAGCGAAAGGATCGATGTAAACTTTGTACTTACCAGCAAGTGTACCAGCAAATGTATTACCAGTATCGTCAACGTTTAAGTTAGCGTTAAGTGCAGGGGTGTAGTCTAGGATTCCAGCCATTGTTAGAGCTGAAGCAACGTCGGCAGAGCATAACACAACGTTACCCTTTCCTCGACGAGTTCTTTGTGCGATTTGGTTCGCATCTCTTTCTATCTGGAATAGAAGTCCTTTGAACTTCTCAACTGACCAACGACCATTACTGTCAACGTCTAAGTCGAATGAACCACTGTTTGCAACGTTTGACTGAGCACCAGGCTTAGCAACAACGTAGATAGTTCTAACAACTTCTCTGTTGATTTCAGCAAGAACCTCTGTTGAGAGGATGTTCGCAAGTTCAGTCTCAGCATCAAGACCATGAATTGCTTTCAAGTCTTGAGCAAGTTCTAAACTGTACTCAGCTTTTAGCGCACGTGCTTTTGCTTCAACTGTTACTTTCTCGATAGAGAATGACATCTCTCTGAAAGCACCTGTGTTATCTCCAAGTCCTTCAAGAGTTGCTGTGTTCATACCACCTGTAGCAGCGTATGCGCCAGGAGATGCAGCGTTAAGAACTGATGGGTTTGTTGCAGTTGTACCAGCAGCTGCTGAGTAAGCACCACCACCAGCAGAGAAACCAGATGGAACTTCATCATAGAAAGTTTCATTGGTAAACACGTTAGGTGTTGCACCGTTACCATCTCTGTCTGTACCACGATGAGCACGCATTGCGAATATAAGTCCAGTAGGACCACTCATTGGTTGTACACCAGCGATGTCATATGCCATCAACTTAGGCATAGATCTTCTTATCAATGAGATAAGAACAGGGTCAAAACCAGCAACAGGACCTGCACCAGCAGCAGAACCACTGAATCCACCTGTACCAGCTGAGTTTGTAGGATCTTCATAAAGAACTGCACGCTCTTCACGAAGGAATTTTTCTTGGTTTTCTAATAGAATAGCTGTAACCGCTTTTCTATGATTATCTTTTACATCTTCAAGACCATTGTGCTCCAATATGGGCTTCCACTTTTCTTGAAGTTTTTCCGAATTGTACATGTTAAGTGTAACTCCGTAAGTTAGTTTAATTGTTTGGAATCTTTATTATTTAGAAGGAAACTTATTTCCAACGATCAATTGCTGCCGCATATGCGGACATAGGACCGTTTAGAGGTTGGTCTTCCTTTTGTTCTTCTGCCAGATCTTCACTCTGCGTGACAGGCTTCTTAGGGAAATAACTCTCCTTAAGAGTACCTAGTTTTTCACGATAAGATTCTTCACTATCAAACTCTACACTCTCAACTAAGGAGTTAAACTTCTCTTTCTGTGTTTGAGCAAGACCTTCGGACACTTCACTTACAATTCCATTTTTAATATACTGTCCAAGTGCTTTGTTTAGCTCAACATTTTTCTCGATCTGTTCATTGAGTTTAGTTTCCATTTCATCAATCTGTTCTGTCATTCCTTCTAGAACATCATATTTATCGTCTGGGATATCAATGTAATTTTCAGCAAAGAGGTTCCTCAATCCAGTGATGAACTCCTCTGTGATTTCATTGCGAAGACCCGAATCAATGGCGAGTTGGTTCTCTTTAACCCACTGTTCGGCAACATAATCTAAATGAGCGTCTACTCTTGCTTCCACTGATTCCTTTACGGACTCAACTTCTTTTGCAAGTTTTTCTTCGTAGTCACTCTCAAACTTTTCGACTTGCTCAACGACTTTTGCTTTTACAGCGGCTTCAAAAATCGTAGCAGCCTTTTTCTGGAACTCTTCACTGAGTTCTTCACCTTGTAGAAGTGCGTCAACATCTTGAGATACGTCAATTGAAATCTCATCTGCGACTTCTTCCTCG